TGAATTTTGTTGATGTTGTTGGGTCATTTACGCTAGGAATATCAGAAACATTCACATCCTTTGCATTAACTGTTTTAGATGCAAGATAGTTCTTCGTTGGGTATCCATTTTGAACTTCAGCGATTTTCACAGTAACAGGAAGCTGTAAACTACCGCGAGAAATTAGTTTGGAATTCTTGAAGTAAGTTGCAACAGATGGTTTGCTCTTGAAGAACAAATCGATTGATGTGCAATAAATGCCATAATCCTGCTTGTTTGAGTTTGGTTTTGGAACAAAGAATGTTTGAGCCATACCGTCTCCAAGAGGAACTCTTGGAATAGTTGATGCGCTGGATCCTGTGACTGGAGGTTTAACAGGTGTTCCAGTAGCAGGTCTATCTGCAGGAGATGATGGGACAACTAGTGAGTTGCCATCTGTTTCTGGCAATGGTCCGAGTACTGGTGTTGTCTGAATACGCTGAGTCGTTTGCAAAATTCCAGAGGCTGCATAAGACGCTGCAGCGCGCATACCATAATCTGGATCATTATATCGAGCAGTGTCTGTGATTGTAAAGATACGATTACCAGTCTTAAATTTGAATCCTGGGAAAGATGGAATATGGAATAGTCCAGAAAGAGAACCATATTGATCTACTTCATGATTTCCGATAGAGTATCTTGTTGTACAATCAGGAACAAATGTCAGCGCACTGTTTAGTGTTGCATTTGCACCGTCAATTGCTGTAATCTTTTTAATCTCACCAACGCCAGTTCCAGCACAAAAATAAATTAGATTACCAACTGCTGGAGCATTTCCGCTATTAGAATTTAAAATAAGTGCAGAGGCTGAACCAGAATTTAAATTTGCAACTACACCAGAACGATGGACAAATGAACTTATGTTGATTGAAACGGCTGAGTTTTGTATACTTGCAATCAAACTATTTGAAGCAAATGTTGCGCTATTATGATTATTTGCGGCAATTGCTGCAGCGCTCGGAGTTGTCGCATTCCAGATATATGTTTTTGCATTTGCTGTAGAGTTGGTTGCATTCGCGACAAATGTTCCTTGAATTGGTTCAATGGCTACTAAACCTTGCCCAACACCATGGAAGTATCTTACAATTCCGCGAAATGTCGCTTGATCATATCTTTTAGCACCATCTGCTGTTTGATAAACCATGTCTCCTGGTTTGCATTGACCCGCAGCAACTGAAAGGCTAACACCAACAGGATCAACATTAATATTCATATAGTTCTGTTTCAAATAGATAATATTTGATCCAGATGTTGAGATAACGGTTGCAAATCCATTTCCTCTTTGAGGTGCAATAACGCCCTCACCTGAGTAAAATAAATCTGCAGTATTCGAATCAGTTACTGAAACAACATTTGCGTTTGAATAAGTTAATGTTGTTCGAACATTTTGAAAATACAACTGAGCGTTGTCATCAAAATCGCCATCTAAACGACGAATAGTAACTTTTTGGCTTGTTGTATCAAATGACTCAACGATACCATTAAAAGTGTTTACAGTTGCGCTTGTTCCTTGATAGACAATATCGCTTTGATAGACTGTAGCGGCATTATTTCGATCAACTTCTACGACTTTCTTAGAGTCAAGTAGAACTCTGCTTCCTGCTTGACAAAATCCATTAACTGCGGCGTCATCAAAAAAGAGACGTGCAATTTTATATGGCTTTAGATTATGAGCAACAAATTCTACCTCTCGCCCTCTGATGTAAGGAACAAGGTTTGTGTCGACGACAACTTTGCCAGTCTGTGTTGTAATTGCCATGTTTTTTCTCTATTTCCTATTATTCTCTATCATAATTATAGCGTTCAAGATCCCCTTTTCCGCCTCCACCATCCAAGTCTAGACTTGCTGCGGCATCTAGTAATATTGGTGAAACTGCTGTTGGAATTGAAGATTCATAAATTGGTTCAGGTTGAATGACGCCAGAAACTTCTGTAACTGCTGGATACCAAAGACTCTCATTAAAGATTCCACCATTTGAGAACAGATTACCAGGATTATATCCTGTTGCACCAAAAGTAAAGCTGACACCAAAGTTAATTGGTGTTATGCTCCACCATGGATCAAACTCAAACCCACTAAATTCAGGATAAGGTTCTGGATAAGAAATTTCTTTAAATGGTTCGCTTGGTCCACCAATGATTGGACGTTCTGGCTCAGGTTGGATGACGATTATGTCATCTGGATCTGTTTCTGGTAGATCAAGACCTGGATCAGTAATGATAACTGTATTTGCATTATTTGTTGGAGGCTGTATCGTTGGTGGAGTTTGAGGCTCAATGATAACTTCGCGAATGACAGTTTCTTTCTCAATAATCTTCTCAGGAACACTGATAATCTCAGGCTTCAACGTTTCTGAAACCCACACATCTGTTTCTGGTGTAAGAGCAAGAGAACCATTAAACTGGCCAAACAAGAATGGTTGCACAGAGACAGATTTATCTGACGCTAGACCCTGTACAATTGCTGGCGCTTCACCATAACTCAAGCAAACAGTTTTACGGTTCACTGTTGTGTTGTTCTTATCAACAGCCTTTAACCCAAGAGAGTAGACCTTCATTGAAGGAATCATAAATCCATTCTCAAGAGCAACGTTAAAGTCTGAACTCTTATAATCTGATATGTTGAAATTTGTAAAGTTCTCACCAACAATTCCATACTTCTCTTTCTCAGTACCATCTTCGTATTGAGTTTTATCAGCCATTGCAAGTTTCTCTACATTGTTGAGAGAAGTAAAGAACTCAACTCGTTCTAGTCGCTTATCAATGCTTGCGATGTCACGCATTGTGTATCGGCGATTTTCGCGATACTTCGTGCGAATTTCACGAACATCTGCCACATACGGTGGAAGATATAGTGTATACAATGTCATTGCATCATCTAGATCTGCTGGTGGTAGAGGCTGCGGTGCTGCTTTACCCTTCACAACTCTAAATTCTTTATCTTTAGATAAAACAAGTTTATCAATACGAGGTAGATAATAATCGTATGATAGTTCTGTTGTTTCATCTGGAGATGGAATTGCTGGTACAATAAACTTTTTGTCTCCATCACCAAGAGTTTGCGTTGGTCTAAAGTCTAAGCAATCACGTAGATTGTATACAATTCCAGAAGATGATGTATAAATTGGAATAATTCCAGAGGTGTAGTGACTTTCTGGATACGAATCTACTGAGAAGAAGGAAACATTACTGCCTGTTGCGTAGATATGCTGATAAAAATCAACATGTACTAATAACTGAGCGCTCGGAGAGTCATATCCTTCTTTGAGGATAAGTTTAGCATGATCGTAACGATCGTCGCGTTGTCCATAATCAACATAGAAGTGATCTGTTATATCACGGAATCCTGGAACAGTTTGCGTTGAACTAATTACACCATTTGGTAATGCTGTCGCAGTTCCAGCAAAAACCTTACGAACCTTAACCACATCTGGAACATATAGAGAAATTGAGTCGCCTGGACGAACAGTCGTGTAATCAACGTTCGTGATAAACACCAGACCATTTGCAACGTCGACATTACCATATGCAACATTTGCAGAATTAACTCTCAATTCGATGTTAGTATTTGCATTCGTTGTTGTAGTTGGATATGCATTTGCAACTGCAGTTGTGATTGTTGTAACACCACCACTTACTGTTCCACGAGTAAAGTATGTTGTTGTATCATACGATGTATTGCTCTGGAACACCTTTCGACGAATCTTATCTTCGGCATCATTTTGCTTAACTGATACAAGAATATCAACAGCTTTAAGATCAGTCAATCCAGTATTAATTTGCAGAGAATCGTTTGTTTTGGTGATATCACCAGCATCAAGTTGCAACACGTCACCATTTGCTACTGTGGCATCTCCACCATCATCTCGCACAATGACAATTAGATTGTCTTGAATTGCGCCAGTTGAGTCAGCCCATGGTAGAGTTTCAAAAGTAGTCGTAAGACCAGAACCTGAAGATATTTCAAAGATACCACTACCAACAGAAGTTGGAGTGCGATTTAAAAGGATTTTATTATGAACATAGTCGCTATTGTTAAGAGATCCGCGTTTTGCATATGTTCTTGGTAATCTAAAGATTAGAGATTGCTTTACAGTATCTTCTGCAGTTGTTTCTCCAGTTAGATACTTTGCATATCCAGAAACATTCATAGAAGAGTTAGAAACGATTGCGAGAGAATTTGCAACAACTGGTCCAGCAATAAATGATTCTACTTGATCAACTTTAAAGTTTAATTGAACCACTGTGGTTGCATTAGCAACTGCACCGCCAATTTTTGCTCCATCATCAAATTCTCTGTCTAAAAACAAAGTTTTAGATGAGCCATGATAACGAACCACATTACGTGTCTGATTAACAACATTCGAAGAATAAGTTGTCTGTTTAAAGACCTGCACAGGAATAGAAGAATTGAATGTGTGAGTTCTTGAGAACTCAGTATTTACAATTACATTTCCCGTAGCGACATTTACAACTTCGCGGACATCATCACCGATACGAATCACGTCACCAACTGACAACTTAGATGTAAACGTTCCGCTGTTATTTGCATTTATTGTAAATGCATTCGCAATTGCAGTATTAACTAATACATCTGCCACTGCAGTAAGTGCAATTGGAAGTATAGTGACAGAAACGTTTACATAAGCATTATCTTTTTGAGAGAACTTATCACTTAAGACAATCGTATTTGCATTCGAGGATCCAGTTGAAACCTTTGTAACAATTGGACGTAGGCTGATGTCAGAAAGATATAGTTTGTAAACACCAGCAGAGTCATTTACAGTATTAAAGGCATCAGCAGCATGTCGAACAAAATTCTTAACTAGTGCTGTACCCATTTTGGTATTTTGATATGCATAAGTATTTGCATTATATCCAAGACCAATGTTCACACTAGATGTATCAACGCAGTGCAGATCGACTTTTTCAAGAGCTGCGATGTTTACAAATCCATTTGAAGATCCACGAAGTCCTGTGACATAGATGTAATTTCCATAAGAAATATCAACATCTGTTTCTACGAGTCTCTTAACATCAGATTCGCTTCTTGGTTTATCTACGTTAATTTTCATAGTGCCAAGAGTTTCAAATTCGAAACCCTTAACATAAGCCTTTCCTGGTTCAACGGCGATCGTATATTGATCATCATCGACGCCATTTACAATTGTTGCGCGGAATGGTTTGACTGTGTAATCACCAGACTCATCAAAGGTGCGGCGAGCAAGAGTTTTTTCTAACTCTGCATAAACTGGATACTTAACCTGTTTTGTAATGATTCCATTTTCGACTCTCATGAGTTCGAAGAATTTTGATTCATCTACAACAGTATCAAGTGGACGAGTTGTAAGAACTAGACTGAATTGATAGCGATCTGCACCTGGAGCTTGATAATTAAATGAAGACTGGGCGGGATCGAGAAGAGTTGTATCGATTTCGCTATCAACAATTTCTTCATTAATCTCGAGACCAATCTTCACATTTGCAGAGGAAGAATAGGCGTTGACAACAGCTGTCTGATCAGAAACCTGAACGAAGTATCCATCAGCATAGAAGATACCTTCATTGATAGAAACTACTGTACCAAGACCACCTGAGTTTGAACTATTGGCTTGGGCTTCTGTAGTTTCTCCTGCGACCTTAATGACATCCCCATTTTGAAATTCGTTACCTGTTACATAACGAACCATAAGAGTTGGCTCGCCTTCAAATGGATAGTAAGTTGCAAGAACTTTTGCTTGAACGTTCCCTGAAGTGTTTCGAATAACGCGATCTTCGAAATCGGCAATATCAATATCAACTGTGCTATATGTTCGTTCAAGTTTGAGCCATTTGCACTTGTTGTCAAGCGTCATGTTTCCGCCAATAACTGGGGAACCATCTTGGAATACGTGATCACCGAAAGCCTTAATCTGATTCTGCAGAATAGACTGCATCTGTGTAAGTTCACGAGCCTGAACGGAACGACCAGGCTTAAAGAGAATCTTCATATAGTTATTATCTAATGCGTTCTCTTTGAAATCGTCGTAATATGGATCGATGTTAAATTCCATGAACTTCTACCTAGAATGAAAGTACAATTTTGATTTGATCAATTTGATTATCCACGCGCTTAATATTCGTTCTGTTTTCCATATAAACTAGATCTCCGCTGTGCGGTTTAATCTCAGAATTAGAAACAGCTAATATTGGAGTCGTAATTCCAGAATTCGCCCCTCTAACTGGTTGACCTACTGGGAAAGATCCTGTGATATTATTTATGTAGAGATAATTATCTCCAGCAGACCAGTGAGCAACATTTCCGACTGCATTTGCCGCCGCAAGAGAGGAACCGATATACACAGTCTCTCCATTGACAAAATTTGCAACTACTGGGTCGCTAACCAGTAGTCTTGTAGTTGCTCTATAGTTCGTTAGATTTGCAAACCAAGCACTATTCGCGATCAAAGGATTTACTAATAATCCCACCTGATTAAACTGGAAAGTAGACGTTGAATCACTGATTGGGATCTTTGTTCCGTCTGTATCGTCGTTGAGTTCGACACAGACCATTAGACTATGGGCACGGAGTTCCTTTGCAGGATCAGATCCATGTCCACCAGAAGGTCCGATCTGAATATCGAAAACTGCATTTGAACGAGTAATGTAAGCTGTTTGAGTGCAGGCTGCATGTATAAATGGAGTATTTACTTGCAAGACTGTATTGTTTACGATAGAAACGACATTACGAGACGCACCATTAACAGTAATAATATCATTTACATAAACATTACCCAAGAAATTCGTAGAGTTCGAGGATGAGTTTGCATTTACATAAGTCGATCCATCAATGTTAAATGTTCCGTTCAGTGTTGCAGCATCTAGGCGCATTGCAAGAGTATTATTTGCAGTTATGTCACCGCGAGTATACCCATTTCCACCAATTTGTACAGTTACTGACGTGATATTACCGTTTGTAACTCGAGCAAGTAACTTTGCACCGCTTCCATCAGTATTTGTTACTGAGAGGAATGTTCCAGTATTTGTATTTCCACCACCCACATATCCAGAGCCTCCCCATAAAATACGAATGATATCAATTCTTCCATCTTCTGATCCAGCGATAACTGCTGGATCTGTCACAACAGGCATCCATTGCTTTGTAAAGAACTTTTGTTTAAGTCCAGGAGGAATCGTATACATATACTTCCAGCGATATCCATCGGAGGTCACGATAAATGGATTTTCTGGAAGTTGACCGTCGATATCAATCGTTGGTTCAACAGTAGAAACTGCAGTATTTCCATTGAACAAGCACTTAAAGACTTGATCACGATTGTTACGAACATAGAAAGTGTTTGCAACTTGAGGATAGGTATTGTCTCGTCGCTGAATAGTGACATTTGCGTTTGAATATGCAGCGTTTGCATTTACCGAGATCACCTTATCACTACGAACAGAGATTACTTCGCGAGCATCTTCACCCACAATAACCACATTTCCTGTTCCAACGTTGCCAACAAAATGAGCAGTTGTGCCGATAATTGTTTGGCTATTTGACAAAAGAGTGAGTGATTGGCTTGAGTTTGTATTTGAGAATACACTATTAACCATCAATTGAGTGTTGTTAGTTACTGCTACAATACTTTTAGTTGAATTGTTTACAACAATTCTATCACCAGGGAAAAGATAAGTTGAGAATGTAGTGCCTGTTCCTGTAACAACGTTTGAGTTTGTGGCAATAGAAACAGTTCCGCTGAGAATTGTATTGGCGTTAGAATTTACTAATCCTAAATTATGATAATCAACATACGAGAAAATCTCAATATGATCTTCATAAGTGTCATATGTTGTATTTGCACTCCAGTCTACGCGAGAAATAACAGGTTGCATATCTGACTCATAAACTTTCTTGAGTCCAACCATACTATAGAAAAATTCGTTTTTACTATTCGTTGTATATACAACATTTTTTACATTACTTGAATCAGTTCCTGTAAATTCAGGTGAACGCCCAACAGTAACATATGTGTTGCAAATTTCCGTATTCGACAGATCCTTTTTTAATCTATCGATAAGAAAATTACTAAAAAGAGGTGTAATAAGGGATTTCATCGATGCCTCAATTTCCTGTAAGGGTTACAATCTTAAATCGTTGCGCACTAGTTAAATTCGGAATAACATGATATACAGCATTTGTTGTATTTCCATACTGCCATAGATTGATATCAATATAGTTACTGACCACGGCATTAACTCTTGCGTTTTGTACAGTTGCTTTCTTAAGATAAATCATACTATTTGCATTAGAAGTATACGGTGAGTCAACAGTTATAACCGTGGCATTTGAGATATTTATTACCTGTCTCGTCTGGTTCGCAACCATGATATAATCGTTAACAATCAGTTGAGTATTGAAAGACGTCCCTGAACCAATAACAGTTGCATTCGTATCAAATATTGTCACAGTTCCTGTTTGAGCTGTGTATACATTTGCAGTAAAGATATTCAATGAAACATTATCTCCAGCCTTAACTATTTCAGACAAGATATTCGCATTTCCTGTAACAACTAAACGAGTATTTGATAATATTTCAAGAGGCTTTAGCGTGACATTTGAAGTAAAGTTTGAATTAACAACAAAATGTGTGGCGTTTGTGACAGAGATAACCTCACGAACCTCACCATTTATACGAATAATGTTATTTACAGACACAATCGGCGCGTCAGGATTTGGATTATTATTTTGAAAGTATGTTCCGTCATAACGACTATCAGCGTTAGCAGTTACTTGATTTCCACTAGTATTTGATGTTCCTAAAATTCGAAGGAATTGATTGTTGCTCGAAACTAATCCTTGACCGCGATAAATGAAATCTCCATAAACTTCTAGTTCAGTGTTACTATTGATTTTAGAGATAACCTTACTGATCGGTAATCGAAGAACTTCTGGAACAACAATATCATCTGGATCATCATCGATAATGATGAGATCACCAACGTTGACGCGAGTATTTGCATAAAGCGCAACACCATTAGCATCAGGTAAAAATGTAGTTGCAGAGCCAGTAACCACATTTGAGCGAGAGTTTGCAACAGTAACTGTTGCAGCAGCACCACCTTCTGTTCTATTTCTAGACAAGATTGTAGTTACATTTGAAGAATATTCAACTGTTCGCTCAATGTCATTTCTGGAAAGTGTTTTAGAAATCAATGACATGCCAGCTGGGTGCGCAATGTTCTTAATTGTTGATTCATAATCAACTAGATTTTTCTCTGACTCGACCACATATGCAAAGTTGTGATAAATTTTTCCATCTTGTAAAACTTTATCCGCGCTCACAAATCCATCAGTGTTTAAATAGAATCCATTAAATTCAATCAATCCATTCGCAAAAAATGCCCTCGCCTTCGCAAGACCGTTGCCATAGCGCATTGGATTTGGTAATCCATCAGCAATAACTTGAGAAGGATACTGCGATGGAGCTGGAACATTCATAGAAAGATTTGAGTTGCAATACACACCATTTGCGGTTATTAAATCTTGTGTATTACTAAAGGTTCCAGAATAATTATAAAGTCTTAAAACACCAGTTGTTGAATTATAAGACTTGATATTTGCTTTAAATGTTGAGTCAAGAATACTATTTCCTTGATAAGCGTATTCTGTCTCATATAAAACATTTGCCTCTGGAATTGGATTAATTACTGTATCTAAAACTTTAAGAGAAACGTTTGGTGTTGATACATAATCATAACCACGATAAATGAGGCGCAAATCTTTAATGCGTCCGATTGCAGAAGTGTTGACAATATTTTCTACACCATCACCGAATAGATAACCAATCAATACAGGTTCCGCTCCACTCTGTTTCTCAATCGTATTTGCTGTTCCAGTCTTTTTAAATGCGCTATTGACAATCAAGTGAGTATTATTGACAACACTTATGACACGACGAATTTCGCTATTAACTCGAATTAGATTGCGAGTATTTGCGCCGCTGACTCCTGTAAATGCAGTCCCAGTACCAACTACAATACTGCTTCCAGTCACAACGTTGACAGTTCCTGTAAGAGAAGTATATGTTGGACTTACTCGAGTTACATGAAGTTCTGGACGAGCATAATAGCCTTCGCCGCGATCTGTTATCTCGATTGAGGTGATACGACCTCCAGCGCCAACACTTTTGACCTTTGCTGCACCGCCATATCCTCTTCCAGCAAAAGAAATTGTATCATTGATTGCATAACCACGACCACCGTCTACAATTCGGATATGCGCAATTAAACCAAGATCTTTAAATGTTTGCCAGTGAGTTTTCTTAAATGGACGATCTTCATCATCTTGATAATCATATAAAGACGATAATTGTGTGTCATAGTGTGATTCAATACCAAGAGGTGGTGATTGTCTAAACCCAGCACCACCATTGATTACAGAAATTAGTGCAATACCACCAGTATTTTCTGTAACAAAATCAAAACATTGAACTAATTGACTATCTTGATTTGCAGGAACTTGAGCATTTACAACTGAGTTAAACGTAAATACTTTATCAGTATTTTTTGTTTGTAGTTGAGCGCCAGTCAATGCTATCTCAATAGTCTCAACACCCTGAAGTTTCACGTCATATATGACCAGCGCTCCAGTGTTATTTGTTGGTCCGCCAACACCAAAGATAGCGTTATTTCTTGTTGCAATCTTACCAGAGAAACGCGCATCTAAGAAATTTGTTCCATTTGCCCAAACTTGTTCTGCATTATCATAACCATCGTCCTTGTCTGTCTCAGTAACATTTAAAATAACATTTCTATTATTTTGTGTGAATACTGCATAATTGGCAGAACTAATTAAAGTATCAGCGCTAAACTCAATTACAGATCGATCATATGTGATTGATTCGGAGAAATTCTTTTCGCTGTTTGCAGTACAAGCTGTCTCATTTAAAACAGAGACCTGTAAATCTGTAAACATATTGGCGCGAGGATCGTCACCAGTATTACGATATACAATCACCTCTGTATTTGAATATAGTCGATACCCATAACCTGGGAACTTTGTTGTAACTGATTCAATAGAACCAAGTGTAACATTTCCAACAATTGCCACAGCATCATTTGCATCACTAGTAATACCAAGACCACCAGTGACTACAACTGGATCACCGATATTGTAATATAGACCGCGACGACGCTGAGTTGGATCAGTTCTTATATTAGAATCAATTTTAATGTTTGAAATTGTTCCAACGATTCGTTCTAAAAATTCTCTTTCTTCTCCTTGTTCATCAAGATACTTAATGCTAATTTTTTCGCCATTATTATAGTATCTCTTAACATTGGAGACATAAATTTCGATAATCTCTTTACCATTTGTTTTGTCAATGGTACGATCAGCTGATTCAACAACACAAGTTGCGCCAGAATCTACACCAGTTACTATTCTTTTCTTAAGTAACTGGACATTGACACTTTTGTTAGTGTCACTAGAAGTAATTTGAAATGCCTTTGGTTTGAGCCACTTACCATCAGAGGCGATAAGAATTTCTTCTTTTGGATAAAGAATTTCAATATCTTCATTGAATAATGCTTTAAATAGCCAACGTAATGACTCGTCGCTACCTTTTTTACTATAGAATTCTCTCGCGCTTTTTAAAATCTTCTCAGTACTGAGCGCTGTTCTTTCTGGAAAGTGTGGTAAAATTTCTTGTTTAAAATAACGAATAAATTCAGATGGCGTGTTATCAATATCACGATATGAATCAATGTTCATAGCATGATAAATTGTATTTCCTGCAGTGTTGGAAATACCGTCAGGGTTATTGCTTTCTAACCACTGATAATATAGTTCAACAAAGCGCTGAAACTTTGGGTGATCTGCTCTGACAAAGTCTGGCAGTTGCGTTTGAACTAAAGCCGATACTGTTTTTTCTGAAACAGCCATAACTTACCCTACAACTGGATTAATGATTGTTGATACACTTCCAGGATCTGACAAATCCATTGTTATAATTTGATTTTGTACAGAATTAAATACTTTCTTTGCTGGAGTTGCATAAACAACAAGAGTGCCAAACGGATCAGAAACTGAAACGGGTTGGAAATTATTAATTGTTACAATACCAGACTTATAATCTATAGTACCCACATTATCTTGAATTGTTTTCTTAACTGGAGAAACATCATCATAATAGTAAATACGCATACGTCCCGTTCTTCCCTGAAGATTTACGTTCAATAATGCACCAACTCCTCCTCCACCAACAACTCTTGCGCTTGCTGAGGTATAGTCAGAACCCATTTCTGTGATAACAATTTTCTTTATTTGACCATTTACGATCAACGCTTCTGCTGTTGCGCCTTGACCATCACCTTCAATAATAACTTCTGGGGTTGATGTATATCCATTTCCTGGCGCAAAAACTTCAATATTCTCAACGCCAGTATACGATTGTACAACCTCTTCAATATAAGAGTCTCTCAAGACACCTGTTTGATCAAAATATTTAAACGATGGATACACTTTGATATGATTTGAGACAGTCCCTTGTACTAGTTCTGTATTGAAGTTTAGTGAGTATGATAATCGTTTTGTACTGTCAGCAAAGAAACGTTTCTCTAGAGAAATGAAAACATCGTTACTTACGATAGAATTATCACAATCATCAATTGCGCGAGACACTTGAGAGACTCTAAAAATAGAATTGAAGTTACTTAGATTTGTAGTTGCAAAACTTCTTATTGCAGCGATGACTGCTGCATTTACTTCTTCTGTTGTTTTATTTGTTTTTGTTGGATCAAACCAAACCTCAGCTTTTACATTCACATAATTATAATCTGCTGGGACGTATTCTGGAGTGACAGTTAGGATACTAAATGGCTTTAGAATGTTTTTCTTAACATGTTCGATTTCTGTAGCAGTAATCTCATATCCACCGAGAGGCTTTGCTGAAAAGAAAACCTTTCCATATACTGGTGGTGTATTATCTTCTCCGCCCCAGACGTTTACTGCATCAAAATATGGGTAGTCGCGATTTATCAATGCAATATAATCGTTCTTTGTTACTGCGCGATTTTGAGAAATATATGCTTTCGGTGCAGTGAAACGAATCTTATCGATACTTTCTGCTGCTGCTCCTGAAGAAGATTCGTTCACCAGAGTGACCGCAACTGATGTATTTCCTTGAAGAATAGTATCTAATGGTTTAAATGTGCGTAAGCCATTAGCTGCTACTCCATTTGTCACAATATAAGAAGCAACAACAATATTACCGTTTGTTAGTTTTTTACCAATAACACCATCGCCAAAATAGATTTGATATTTACCGTTTTTATTTTCTTCTAGGTAAAAAACTCGAGCATTACTATCAACATTTGTTGCATCTTCGGAAAGAATATATGATTCTTGATTTGCATTTTCAGCAGAAATTTGCACAGAAACCTGTAGAGTCGACGTATCAATATTTGTGTCTGGGAGTTCGAAATATTGCTTTGGATTTGTTTGTTCATCATAAGTGAACGTGAATCCAACTGGTTGACCTTCTTTAATTTCTAGATTCTCAACTGAGAATGTTCCTGTTGTTGTATTTTTCGTTGCAACTCGAGTTGTTGTGGTCACAAAGACATAATTGGAACCATCAATTGTTTCTGATGCAAATCTAGTAAAACGAGGAATTAAGACTGCACTATTCGCGTCGTTTGCGACAGGAGTGATTGTTAGATCAACAGCAGCACGAGCAGCAACACGAGAGCGTGGTGTGTATCCAAGAAGTTTGGCGTGCGATACGACTGATTGGCGCGTGAGTGCTGTATCAATAAACATTTCATTGGATACCATATTTAAATAGTAACCCATGTAATGTGTGTTATATGACAATAAATCTAGAAGAACGGACATACCAGATCCTTCAAAATTGTAGTCACTAAACTCTGTCTGAGACTTTAAGAATCCCTTCAAATTGTCTTTAATGTTATCAAAGTCAAGTTCTGCAACTTTGAGTTTTGCATCAGAATTTGCCATTAGCGTACTCTTTCTAGGAAGAAGGATATGGTAATTGGATCAACCGTATTTTTTATAAAAAACGACATTGTTATATCGTATCTGTTTTCTTCATAATTTGGTGAAGCAACAACCTCTTGAATTTCGATTCTAGGCTCATAATTTGTTAGTGTGTACCAAATTGCGTCTTGAATCAGCGATGTTGTAATATTATCGATTGGCTCGAATAAAAACTTCTTTAGATTCGATCCTAACTCTGGCTTAAATGGTCTTTCGTAATGAGAAGTGAGCAATAGGTTTCGAACAGACTGTGTGATTGCGTTCTCATTCAACTTCTTCGACACATCCTTTGTAACTGGATGCGCATCAAAATCTAGATCAAAATCTGAATATCTTCTTGTGATTAGGCTCATTCTTGTGTTGCGCTATCTATCGCTGTTGTTAAAGAATCTACAATTTCGCTTTTACCGACACGATTAAACAATGTATATGTAACACTCTCTGTATCGGAGAATTGCGATGCAAGTCCAACTGCAGAGGTGGCATAATCTACCATACTTACAGAGTTTGCAAAGTTACCCTCGTCTGTAATTCGAATATCATCGAGTGTTGCTTGTTGATTATTTAGTAGTGTTATTGTATCGGTTACAATCTGATCGATCTGCGCAGCATCAGAAATAGGGTCTAACTCTTTAATTGAATTCAACTTTTCCATCACAGTATTTTGAAGATTATCACGAACTTTTTCTAGTTTATTGTCCGAAAACAGAGCAGAGGCGGTAGATTCTAAAAATTCACTCGAAGTCTTAGTTCCTAGACTTTTGAGCGTATTCCCTGTATTCATTAACTTTTTTAAATCAGGGACTGTATCACTTACTGAATCTGTAATTCCAGAGAGTCTGTCTGTATGTGCTTCGAAACTTGTTAAAGAGGACTGAACGCTGTTTAAGGCAGTCGTGAGAGAGGATAATTGCCCACCAGAAAGAGCAGCATTGAGAGCGCCACCTCCAAGTTCAGACGCAATTCCTGTTAATTTATCTCCAATCGCGCCTTGGATTGCTCCCATTGGATTTTCAACGAGACCTGATAATTGCCCCGCAGCACCTTGAATTTGACTGATCACACCGCCAAGTTGTCCACCCAATGCACCGATTCCCCCACCCTCTCGAATTGCGACAGGAAGTCCACCAACAGTAACTGTTGGGACCTGCTGCAAGAACGATCCGCCCATATGGAGGCGGTCCATTACGGTAGATTTAAGTTCTGAAATGATATATGCTTCTGCTTTTGTTACAAAACCCATTACCCTTCTCCAGTCTCATCTGTATAGGTCTCAGTTTTCGGATAAACTCGTTTTGCGAGTTTGCGTTCAATTGCACTCACAGCTGTAGCTGCGATTGCACTCTTTATATCAGAATCAGGATTAAACTCAATATTTCTATTAATTGCCTCTGTCGCAACCTGATCGATCTTATTTAAGAGTGTATTCTTAAGATCCTCCTTCAAACTTAAAATTGATCCCTTACTGTCATTAATCATTCCCTCAAACGAGAATGTTTTATCTGTAAGTTCACCCAGCGGAATGTTTGCAGCAAAGTCTTTTAACAATCCATCAGCAGCATTCTTAACTTCTGTAAATACATTTGATACAGTTGATGTTACACCTTCTAGAATTTTGCCGAGTTTAGATCCCTCAGAAACTGTAACCTTTTTCGAAGTTACAGCGACTTCTTCCAGACTCTCGGAGGCAACTCCACCAGAGGCAACATTTGCCGCTGAGTTTGCAGCCTCACTCATTTCTTCTGCAGATGGTGTTGATCCACCACCCTTCAATCCAGTTCCAGAAGCACTTGATGCTGAGCCAGATTGCAATCCAATTTTGCCCGCAGGAATATCAACAGTGGCACCTGCTAATGCAGCGGTTGCTCCCTTGAGCGAGAGTTTGCCACCAGAGGTAAAGTTACCAGAGCCGCCAGCCTTCAAATCCATTCCACTTGTTGATTCAATCTTAACAGAACGACCTTTAATTCTTACGTCTCCATCAGCAGCCATATTAATTGCTTTTGCTTCAATATTGATTGTTGATGTTTTCATATTGAAATCGCCATCAACTGTAATAGAAGCCTTACCTTTAATATAGATGTAATCACTACCCATAACTACAGTATAATGATCTTTCTGAACTCGCTCAACGCGATTACCTGCGCTGTCAATTTCAATAAACGATCCACCTCGATGAGCCAAGTGTATTCGTTCTTTTCCTGGAGTATCATCAAATTCTAATGCATGACCTGATTCTGTTTCAAGCGCATTATTGTATGGATACTTTGGTGCATATGCTGGTGGTGGCTCGCTCCAAGAAACACCACCTGCAGACTTGATGCCTTTTTTAAGATTCTTTTTTCTTGTCTCAATAATTGTGCCTTCTGGCTTGTTTCTAGAGAGACGATTCGTTGTTGGCTCTTTTAGATACTTTGATTTTGGATACTGCTCAGCACTATCGTTCGACTTTTTTGGGCGAGAACCAAGTGATGTTCCAGGATCACTAAACCCTTTTTGATAGTTTGGTTTCTTTTCTGGCTTTCCTGGAAGTACACCCATGATTGCTGGATTTTGCGCATTTTCTCCATCAATAAAGAAACCAAAAACCATATCACCTTCTTTCGGTGTGTATGCATTCGGACTATTTACTGGGATTACAGGATGCGCCCACGGAAGTGTGTCAGTTGGAATTTTAATTTTATCTTCTGTATGCCAACCAAAGCATCGAACGCGAACACGACCGAGCTGCTCTGGATCATTGCGGTCTTCAACGACTCCAATCCACCAGATAAATCCCTCAAGTCCGATAAAATTCTTTTTTGCTCCTGGCATCACTTACCCTTCTTTGATAATCTATTCAATCCTTCTTTTGCTTCAGGTATTTGTTCAGCAAAAGAATCTGAGACTAATTCAACAATTGATTCAAATACATCTTCTGAAAATTTATGATTTACTGCAGTGACAAGGTATTTTCCTGTGCGCTTTTTATCTAACTTCTTTCCTGCTTTATTCGCAGATTCAAATAAAGGAAATTCATAGTTGACAATGTCACCTGCTTTAAGTTCAATATCTCCTGGCAATGTTACTCTAATCTTGAAATGATTGAGCATAACCATATGCATTGCTCTTGGTAACATCCAGTATTTGATGTCATTACTCTTTTCTGACACTGTATCGTTAATTGACAGGTATGTTCTAAAGAAAGAATCGCTGGACTGAAACAGAGTTTTATCTTTCGAGTTTTTAAAACTATTTACAGGTTTAAACTTATTGATCAGATTCCCTCTCCCTTCAGCAGAGGCTAAATCATATTCAATGTAATTAAATCCTTGCGTAAAAATGTCAATGCTCATTAAGCGAGAAGAAAATGCACCATTTGATATAGACGTAAGCATATCGAAATCATTTACAATATCAAGATTATCAATAGAGTCTTTATTATTTGCTGGATCGCGATCACTATTTTTTATTTCGTACTTTAGAGTTTTATATGGTGGTTGCTTAATTAAAGTTTGTAGAGAAGTAAGATTAAATCCTTGCTTATTTTCAAAAAAGAAATAGCAAAACTTATTCTGATCATATCCACGAGCAGTCACCCATTGAATTGCTTCTAATGGTCTATAATTTGGAACAATAAGATCAAATGATCCAGAAGTTTCCTCAAGTTTATTGATTCTGTCTGGCTCAACAGATAGTTCATTGACTAAAATGTCAGAAACAACTTGTTTTATTTTAGAAGATTTATATGATTTGCTCACTAGAATTTGTTGAGAAGAAACCATTTCATCTGAGCAAAAATGTAAGACATAACTTTGTCCAGAATCTGTTGATGGTTCTCTTCGAGATGCTTTGAAAATTCTAAAAAGTCGTTTTAGTGGTCTATTTAATCCTGGCTTGTCAATGCTAATTTTTAAATACTCATTGCCAACAAGATAAAATGTACTGAATACATCATTGCCATCGTTAATGAGTATTTCACCATGCATGACGCTAGAGTAGATATCCTGAAAAATTTGCATTTCAACAAATATCTTTTTTAGATCTACTGTTTGTCCGCCAGAATTGATAAGGTCTAGTGATTCTAATTTAAAGTCTTTAGAACCAAATACTCCATCACCAGCAATACCAGTCTCATTAGCCATTTGACATCAACTCTTTAAACTCATTTTCAACACGAGCAACATATTTTGGATCTAAGAGTCTAATTTTTCGTTTCTTATCGTTTTCTTCTGCCTCAAACGTATAGATAGAAACAGCTTTATGTTTTGTTACAACACTCAACTCATAATCTGTGAACGAAACGCTCTCAGAAGTCACGCTGTTTGATGTGTCAGCAATCGTAGGTAGCGGAGGAACATGCGGTGTTAATGCGTTTGTTCGAAAATTTACAGCATGATCTCCAATAACAGAAGTTTCGACTGTCTGACTAATTATAACACCTTGATATAAAGATGTTGATGTGACTTCTTTCTCGTAATGATGGATCGTAGTTTGCGATTCCTGCAATGTCATAGAATATTTTTTCTCAATATATGAATCGAGAACAGTTTGCTTTAGTGGCCAATCATAGTTTGGATTTAATATGTTATTGAATAGCAGAATAATCCAACTTCTGTATGAGTCGCCATATACTTTATGGGCTAGAATGTCAGGAGTGTCCTCTTCAGATACCAAATATTCATAAGAGAGATCAACGTTCTCTGTGATTTCTCTTAAAAATGTCGATCTAGCCAAGATGTTCGTAACAGCATTGATGTTAACTGTATTCTTGTTAAACGTATAAAGCGTTTTTGGAAAACTCTCGAAGTATTTCATTAGTACCCATCCTTGATGAGTTTCTTATGCATGATTTCAACTTCCTTAAATCGAAGCTGCATACTTATCTCTACTGGCATACCATCTTGAAATGCAGTCCATTGCCCTGCACTACCATAATTCACGTCAATGCCTTGTAATACACAAGTTGAAATTTTTGGTAGATTATTATTTGGTAGTTTCCCAATCATGAATTCAATGTCAAATTCTGATGGTGGAATAAAATATCGTCCAGAAGCATTATTTGGGATTTCTGGTGCTGCATGAAAGCGAAATTCTTTAATGATATTTCGAATCACTGCCGCTTCTTTTGCATTTCTTGGGGCAAACTTAAAGTCAAATAAGAACTCTCGATTTTGGATATTTTTAAACAACAACTCAACTTGAGGGTTTTGCGCTAATCCTGCAGAAAACAAAAGAACATCAGTGATGCCAGCGCCAAATTGACCTGTCTTTTCTGCAATTGCTCCACCGATTTCAGCACCAAACCCCGCGCCAGTTCCTGAAGTCCCACCACCACCTAATCCAAATGATGGGTTTGATCCTTGCAATTTATTTGTGACGCTCTCTAATACTGATGTTCCAACTGCATTGACACCCTGTGCAGCAAGCCCTGCTCTACCCAACGCCGCAGTTAAACTCACTGCATCATAATCGTTTACCAATTGATTAGTAACAGTATCGGGCATATAAAGGCAGATAGATGATGCAGCTCTTCGAGTCTTTCGGCTCAAGTCAATTGCAGTTACGATTGCACCTGCTATAAGCCCACCAGCACCACCTTTAATTGTTTCGCCAAGAATTTCTCCTTGAGCAGTCTTGTTACCTAAAGCCGCTTGGATTGCACTTCCTGCATTATCAATCAATGCTTCTGCTGCACCTATTGATCCAAGTATACCTGAAACTGCAGTGCCAGTAACAGCTCCAAATGGGTCTGTTTTCCCAGCCAATCCACTCGCACCAGCAGCTCTGCTCTTATCTGCTTGACTTAATCCAGTCGTCTTAACTTGATAACTAGACTTCTCTTGAATGCATGGAGTAAATTTAATATAGTGTAGATTTCTTGGATTTTCTCCCAGATTTAATGGAAATCTATATTGTGCAAAACTGAATGGGTCCTGGACTAAAGATCGCTGCGGACCAGTTGGTGCATTCGTTATGACAGGTTGTGCGTTACGCTTTCCATCGGTCGGAGAAGCCTGTTGATTTGCCATCGAGAGTTCCTATAAATATTTTTATGGCTTACAGCGGTAAATTCAGTCCGAAAAATATCAATAAATATTTAGGTGACCCCACGAACGTTTGGTATCGTAGTTTGTGGGAACGCCGAGTAATGGTGCACCTGGATTCGAATCCAAATGTGATTGAATGGTCAAACGAAGAAATAGTAATTCCATATTTATCGCCTGTGGATAGTAGATGGCATCGATACTTTCCCGACTTCTTTGTGAAGGTTAGAAACAGAAGTGGGATCGCCGAATCGATGATTCTAGAAGTTAAGCCGAAAAGTCAGGCGAAACCTCCAGAAAAGCGAAGCAAAATTACACGAAGGTACATAACTGAAGTTATGACTTGGGGTGTAAATGAGGCGAAATGGAATGCTGCGCTCGAATATTGTAAGTCTCGAGGATGGATGTTTAAAGTAATCACAGAAGATGATCTAGGTATTTAATGGCAAACTCTCTACTTGATAAAGTCAATGCAGATCTGGCAAAATCTGGTATCAAACCACGAACAACTGCAGCTCAAGACTGGCTTAGAGGAAAGATATCGAGCCTTAAAATGCCAGCCAATCGCTCAAATGTATTGAACGATGCAAAGAGAATTTCGCCAAAAGCATTTATCGGTAGAATGTACTTCTACCATTACGATCCGAAATTTAAAGATATTCTTCCTGTGTGGGATAAGTTTCCACTTGTTATCCCAATAGAGATGTATGATGACGGATTTTTGGGTCTCAATTTGCACTATCTCGATCCATATAATCGTCTGGCTCTCCTCAATAGACTATATGATTTCGCGAACAACGATAAATACGACGATACCACTCGATTAAACTTGTCATACAGCCTACTTTCTGCATCACGAAGATATAAGATGATCGAACCTTGTATTAAAAGATATTTGAGTAGTCATATTCGTTCATCATTAATCTATATCGAACCAGATAATTGGGAAACAGCGGTATTTTTACCTACGGAAAAGATGGTGTATAAAAAGTAATGTTCAAAGTATCTGATTTTTTATCGCACTTCAATAAGCACAACGATTTTGCAAGAACCTCTAGATTTGAAGTTCGTATCGCTCCTCCACCAGGAATCGCAGATCTAGCCACATATGAACTTCGTTTTCAGTGTGAATCGACTGAACTTCCTGGATACAATATCAATACAGTAGAAAATCGTCAATATGGAGTTGGACTCCCTGTAGCCTCTGCGCCTGTAGCATTTAATGATTTAACTTTAACATTTATTTGCGCTGGTGATATGTGGGAAAAAAAGTTATTTGATAGATGGATGAATGCGATTGTTCCAATCAATAACTATAATCCAAGATACAAAGATGAGTATATTTCTTCAAAGATAGAAATATGCCAGTTCGATGGAGTAGCGACAAGCGAACAAATAACTGCAACATCAAATAAAAGTTACTCTGCAATACTATTCAATGCATTTCCGATTTCAATCGGTGCAATGAATTTAAATTGGGCAGACGATGGAATTCATCGTTTACCTGTGATCTTTAAGTATGATTATTGGTTACCAGGTAATTTTAATACAGCATTGCCTGCCTCTGAACAACCAAGAGGACAGAAAAACGAACCAAATGGATCTACGCCACCAATGACTGAAAATAGACGACAACAGCCACCTCTAATAGTTGCACCAGTAGTCAAACCAAAACCAATCAAGGGCGGTGGTGGAACTTTTGCTGGTGGCGGTGCAACTGGAAGCTGGTAAACTAAACTATGGAGTAAATTATGGCATTACCTAAAATTGAACATCCAATTTATGAAGTGTACTTGAAATCATTAGATAAAAAAGTGCGATACAGACCATTTCTTGTTAAAGAAGAAAAACTTCTTCTTATGGCAAAAGAATCCGATGACGTACAAGATATTTTAAAGACAATTAAACAGATTATCGGTAACTGTTGCTTAGATAATATTGACGTCGAGTCATTACCAATCTTCGACGTTGAGATGTTCTTTATTCATCTTCGTGTTAACTCTGTGGGTGAAACTGCAGAACTAGTTTATACATGTTCGAATGTTGTTGATGAGAATTCATGCGGCAACGTTGTTGAATTTAATCTTGAACTGAAGAATGTAAAATACAGATTTAATGATGACCATAAAAATATTATTCCATTGACAAATGAGATTGGTGTTTGTATGCGATATCCATCATTAAACCTCCCACAATCAATACTCGATGACAAATTTACTGACGGTGGATACGAGATTATTTCTGAGTTCTTAGAGTATGTCTATGATGCAGAACAAAAATATAGTATAGATCAAGTCAGCAAGGAAGAACTACTAGCCTTTCTAGATGACTTATCTTTAGAGCAAGTAAAAAGCATTAAAAACTTCTTTGCTACAACACCTTCCGTAGTGTTAGAACAAGACGTAAAATGTTCTAAATGCGGAAATATCAATCATATGGTCTTGGAGGGCATCTTAAATTTTTTCGAATGACGCTTGGTTATGATGAATTGAAGAATTACTACTCGACGAATTTTTCTCTGATGCAACATCACAAATATTCGTTGACAGAATTAGACAATTTGATTCCGTGGGAAAAACAAATATATGTTCGCATGTTAACGAATCATATAAATGAACAAAACGAAAAAATAAAATTGATGCAAGCACAAAAAAATAGATGAAAAGTAACATCTCAGATAAAGATCTAAAAAAACTCCGTGAGGCTCTGGCTCAACAGAAAAAGAAGTCAGATCCAAAAACTCTCGAGCGTGCAATCAAAGCCGAAACAGAAGGCATGGGTTACTTTCAATCTGAGAGAAAAACGAATGAAATTAGAGAGCAGTGGCAAATGGCTACTGAACAAACCACTGGTTTTATGAGTGGACTTCTAAACAGTTTAGTTGGCGAGAAAGCTGGAAAATTACTTGCTAAGAAATATGCAAAAGCTGATGACAATCAAGTAAAACAGGCACAAGAGTTTTTTGAAAAGTATAAGAAACAAGACGAAAAGAAAGATAAAGTTTCTGCTAAAAAGTCTGAGAGAGCGTCAAAAGAATTTAGATCTCTCAAGAAAGCTGTTGTTGATATACAAAAAAATGTTGGATTGATTCGTAAGTCACTTACAGGAAAATCTGCACCCTCTGTCAAAGAAGGGTATTTTTTCGATTCTAGAATGGCTGGTGGTGGTAGATTTAAAGAATCTGCCACGAATAAAATTGTAAGCAAAGATATTGCATTAAAGAGAACAGAGGATTTAACAAAGGCAATTCAAGCCGATGAAAATCCTATGATCAAACTTACTGAGACAGTGGAATCGATTTATAAGAGTCTAGGTAAGGAAACAAAAAGTAAGAATGTACACGAAAAGTTAGATCAAATTCTCATCCAAAGCGGTGAGGATGGATTTGGCATAGATGATCTTCTTGGTATGGGTGGTGGAAGGGGTGGACGGAGAGGCAGAAAAGGTGGAAGAAGAGGCGGCAATCGTAAACGTCGTGGTAGATTTGGTCGTGGAATTGGATTAGGTGGATTACTGGCAGGTGCTGCTGGTGGTTATCTTGCATACTCTGCAATTGATTCTATGCGAGATGAAAATTTAGAATCATATGATCCAGAAATGCTCAAACAAGAAGCCATTGCAGCTCGAGAATCTGGAGATACTGGAGCAACATCAGCTATTCAAGATCAAATAACTGCTCAAAAGACAGATATAAAACTTCAAGCTGGAGCAAGTGCAGCTGGTGTGGGTGGAGCAATCGCTGGTGCAGTTGCGGTGAATAAAGTTGCGCAAACAAAAGTTGTTAAGAATGTTAAGTCAAAAGCATGGAATCTTTTTCTGAACTTTGTAAAGAAAAAAGCACCAAAACTATTTGCGAAAGTTGGGACAAGACTTGCCCTTGCTGGTGGTCTTGCAACCATTCCAGTTCTGGGTTGGATCAGCGCTGCAGTTACAGTTGTTGGTAGCATATGGATGGCGTATGATCTATATCAACTTTGGCAAGAATTTTCAGCATTAGATGATGCAGAAAAAGAACTTTATAGTGAAGAAGTTCAAACAACAAAAAGCACTGGTGAAGTGAGCGCTGCAGCTCCTGTTGCTGCAGCTACAATTCCTTCTGCTTCATCTATGACGCCGCCAGCTGCATCACCACCATCATCTATCCCAACACAACAACCATCATTCAGATCAATTGTGACTAGTGGCGTGCGAAATGCAATTGCTGCTGTAAAGAGCGGCATTGGTGGTGGTGATGCAACATCGCAGGATCTTAAGAAGTATGTTCGACTCAAAGATTCAAGTGTTCAATTAGATGGATTGAACGAGCAACTCAAAACTCGTTTTGCTAATCTTGCAAAAGAGTATTATGAAAAAACTGGAAAGAAAATTCAAGTTAATTCTGGATATAGATCACCAGAAGAGCAAGCAGCGTTATATGCTAAACTTGGTCCGCCAAAAGCTGCACCACCTGGAAGAAGTCGACATGAAAGTGGATTGGCGATTGATATTAATTCACCAGACGCAAATAAGGCAATCGAGCTCGGCTTGATGGCAAAGTATGGTTTTACGAGACCAGTTCGCGGAGAAACATGGCATGTTGAGCCAGTTGAGACTGCAAAACGTGGTGGAACTCCAGATAATCCTTACAAACCAGGAACTCCTGCTGTTGTTGCGAATAATGGAAAGGAAGTTAATCCTCAAACTGGCGCGGCAATGACTGCCTCAACATCACAAGGGACGAAAGAAAGTGGATCTGCTGCAGCACCAGCACCATCTACTCCATCACCAGAATCAACTGATACATACTCAGCAGTTGGTTCTGATGCACCAGCATTAGCATCTTCAGTTACGCCTATCATGGGTAGTAGTGGCGCACAAATGGAACAACAAAGCAAGTTACTTGCATCGAATCAAATGCAGATGCAAGCAGCACCAGCGCCTGTGGTAAATAATGTTGTCAATCAACAAGGACCATCTAGTCCACCGCAGCAACCATCAACACAAATGTCAAAAGCATCTGCAAGAACTTCTGATAGTTCATTTACTCGCGCATTGGCAAGAGATTTCTCGCACCCATCAGCGTTTACAACCATTTCATTGATATAAAAAAAGGGGGACCGAAGTCCCCCTGAAAACATCTACGGTTTTCTAAAGAAAATTACTCAGCCGCCAGTTTCTCGAAGAACGCCATGTCGTCATCTTCGACAGTGACGCTTTCTGCAGTGACAGTTTTCTTTGCAGCAGCAGATCTAATGACTGGAGCGCTTGCTTCTTCATCATCAATTCGCTTTGCTGTAGCACCTGGAAGACCACCTGCCCCAAGCACCTTGTCCAACTTCGCCTTGAGTTCATCATAAGACTTGAAGTTATCTGGCTTGAGGAAATCTTTCAGAGAATAAGCAGACTTCCAGACCTTTTCGATCTGCGCGTCGTCGCCATTAAACAATGCAGCAGGAGATTCAAACTCCGACTTGTCATAGTTACGATAGCCTTCGACGTTGCGAATCTTGATCTTGAAGTTTGCACCCTTCCAGAAATCAAACGGATTCATTGGTGTCTCATCGGCAAACTGTGGCTCAAGTTGTTCCTTGACCTTATCGAAAATTTTCTTTCCGAACTTGTAAAGGAAAACCTTGCCTTCATTTTGCGGACGCTTTGCGTCAGAGATCACAAGAACGTTTGCGATGTAGGTCAACTTGCGCTTCTGCTTACGAGCACTTTCCTTGTTGGCTTCAACGCCAGAATTCCAA